ACAATGGAGTGGGTTCAACGAAAATTTTTACTTTTGAGACGAAACTCAACGGTCGTAACAGACAACACAACAAACACAACTACCAACTTAACCGAGGTCAAGGATTATTATTATCCTCTCCCGACTAAGAGACGATTTCTTGAAAAAGAAAGATCGATGGCATACCGGAATGACTGGCTCCTCAACAGAATGAAGAAATTCTATTCTAACGAAGAGATCAATCAAGTGATGACAAATCGTAGATCCGACGGATCAGACGAAGCAGTGATCGCCTTCTTTATGAAAGCAGAGCACAAACATCATCCAATTCCAATGGACACACATGTTCAAGCCGCAATCGACTGGGTCACTGAATCATTCAGACCAAATCGCATCTTACACCCCGTGAGCTACCCCGACTTAAGATACTACCCTAGCACACTCAATGTGAGCGCAGAGGCACCCTGGACGAACGACAACTTTACTTTCAAACCAACCGAGAGGAACGTCGATCAAGAATCAGAGCTACCAAAGCTCGAAGAACAAGAGAAGGAATTCATGTCAACAACAAACATGACTCCATTCGCTTATCTCAAGGCCAAACAAGGCTTAGGATTCATCAAGGACTCTAAACACACATTTCACAATCTATACAACCAAATCTTCTACTACAACAGACAGAGGATTCACGAGATTGGAATAGGTGCAAAGCAATTCTGGGACGGCAACACACCCCGACCCTACTACTGGCTCAATCTACACATGAGATTGCACGTCGTAGGCCTAAACGAACCTGACAAAGTTCGCGCTGTTTTCGGAGCTCCAAAGCTTCTACTTCAAGCAGAACTCATGTTCATCTGGCCACTACAAGCGACCTATCTCAACACAGAGGCAGGCAGAATGCTATGGGGCAGAGAGATTATTCGAGGAGGATGGCGCAAGCTATACTCAGAGATCAACAGGAAACGGACCAAGTCCGGATACCTATCAGCAGACTGGAGTCAATTTGACTTACGGTTACTACACCAGCTGATCAGAATCGTACACCGAATCTGGCGATCTTACTTCGACTTCTCTAAATATGAAGGAACTTCCTACTACCCACAATCAGAACCCAAAAACAAGGCAAAACTTGAAAGGCTCTGGCAATGGACAATGGAATCAATTCTTTCCACACCAATACTTCTTCCCAACGGGAAGTTGTTCAGATGGAACCACAACGGTTTCGGCTCAGGCTTTCAACAAACGCAACTCCTGGACTCATTCTGCAATGCAATCATGATACTCACGTGTCTACATGCTTTGGGTGTCGACATCTTCTCCAAACATTTTTGGGCTAGATTCCAAGGCGACGACTCACTTACCGCGTTCATGGAACAAATGTTCAGAATATATGGAAAAGACTTTCTTGTGATGCTTTCAAATGCATCCCAACACTACTTCAACGCAAAATTAAGCGTGGACAAAACTCAATTCGAAGATCACCTTTCGAAAGTGAGCGTCCTCAGCTACGCAAACTGGTACGGCATACCTTACCGATCAGACGAAGACCTCTTGAGACATCTGTTCTTTCCCGAACACCATCAAGACTTCTCCAAACTTGCAGCTTCAGCTTTAGGCTTAGCCTATGCGAACTGTGGTCACAGCGAACGGTTTCACAACCTTTGCGACTACATCTACAAGAAGTTAGTACACGAGAAAAACATCAAACCAAATTGGAAATCAATTAGATGGATGATCAGATCAAACATCTTTGGTGACCTTACCGATTTAGTTGAAACTGAATTCCCAACTCAGCTTCACCTACTATCATTGGTTAACGAGCACACAACTCGCACACAATCACAGAATACCAGACAGTGGCCGACCAAGCCCTTCCCGAAAAACGGATTTTTCTTCACAGAATCAGTTTGAGATTTTTTCTGCAATATTTATTTTATGTTTTACATGCAACACATGCTTACATAAAATAAATATTGCAGAAAAACATCAAACCAAATTGGAAATCAATTAGATGGATGATCAGATCAAACATCTTTGGTGACCTTACCGATTTAGTTGAAAC